TCCTTATGCATCCGTTCCATATGCTCGGCGTTGCAGGGGTATTCGGTGGAGCTTTATTCGCTGCTATGCATGGAAGTCTTGTTACATCTTCGCTTATTCGTGAGACGACTGGCTTAGAGTCTCAAAACTATGGATACAAATTCGGTCAAGAGGAAGAGACGTATAATATTGTTGCGGCTCATGGCTACTTTGGTCGCCTTATCTTCCAATACGCTAGTTTTAATAATAGTCGCAGCTTACATTTTTTCCTTGCTACTTGGCCCGTCGTTTGCATATGGCTTACCTCTATGGGAATCTCCACTATGGCTTTTAATCTCAACGGCTTTAACTTCAATCAATCCGTTGTCGATGCCAGTGGAAGAACAGTCCCCACTTGGGCAGACGTTCTTAACCGTGCTGACTTAGGCATGGAGGTAATGCACGAACGCAACGCACATAATTTTCCGCTAGACTTAGCGGCTACAAAGGTAATTCAAAATGCCTAAAGGTAAAGGTACTTACGGTACTAAAAAAGGTAGACCTACTAAAAAATAACATCACGTCCGTTCATCCATTATTCATGGACGCATGAATCCTAGACATGGAACGGGGTCTAGGTAAATAAGGTATTACAATGACTGTAAAACTTGTTTATCGTGGTGTATCTTACACTAAAACAACAAAAAATTAATTACAATGAAAAAACTTGCACTTGTCCTAGCAACCACTCTTGTTTCTACACCTGCAATGGCTGGACCATATGTTAATGTAGAATCAAATGCTAACTACACTGGTTCAGACTATACATCTCGTGCTACAGATTTGCACGTAGGTTATGAAAATGATCTTGGTGCCCTTGCATACTATATCCAAGGCGGTAAGACAATTAATGCTGCTGATGGCGTTGATTCTGAGTCTAATTTCTCTGGGAAGCTTGGTGCTTCTGTCTCTGCTACAGATAAACTTGGCCTCTATGGTGAAGTATCTTTCGCACAAGTTGAAGACGCTGACAACAACTACGCAACAAAACTAGGTGCGAAGTATAGTTTCTAATGTCACAACAAAGTTCAGCTAACCCTGCCTTTGTAACTAGGTATACACCTGAGCCTGAAAAGCCAGACACTATGCCTAGTGACAAACAACCACCTGGAGTTGATGAAGAAGAAACTTCAGATTAATGAGTTATGGATAGTAGTCTTTGGATTGCTATCCCTCATTCTTTATATAGAATGGTCTCATGTGATTCATCATGAAAAGGCGGCACCTTATTGTGCAACCTTGCGAGTGACTGAGGAAGAAAGTAGATTTCCAATCTAACTTAACAGGGGTTCGATTCCCCTCACTCGCTTTGGCTTCTGGCCCTGTACGCAGGATACCCTTTAGCCGTCTAGACGGTGGGATAGACCACAACAAATGATCAAAACATTACGCGTAAGAAAGTTAACAATACATTTTATTTATTACAGATAAATGGCACAACAAAATAGTAATGAACCATTAGCCGATCTGAGTTGGGGTGGTGCTAATAACCTAGCAGCTACGACAACAGAGGCTAGAAGGGCTCTCTACTTAAAATTATTTAGTGGAGAATTATTTAAAGGTTTCCAGCACAATACAATTGCTAGAGATCTAATCACAAAGCGTACCTTGAAGAACGGAAAATCACTCCAGTTTATCTTCACAGGTCGCACAAAAAGTGAATTTCATGTTCCAGGTCAATCCATTTTAGGTAACTCTGATGGTGCGCCTCCTGTAGCAGAGGTCACTATTCAGTGTGATGACCTATTGATCAGTTCAGCCTTCGTGTATGAACTTGATGAAACTCTTGCTCACTACGACTTACGTGGTGAAATCTCACGCAAGATTGGTTATTCTCTCGCTGAGAACTATGACCGTCGGATCTTCCGTGCTGTATCCAATGCTGCACGTAAAGCTTCACCAGTATCTGCAACTAATTTTGTAGAACCAGGTGGAACTCAAATCCGTGTCGGTACAAACGCTCAAGCATCTGATGCTTACGTACCTGCCTCACTAGTCGCTGCCTTCTATGATGCTGCAGCTGCATTAGATGAGAAAGGTGTTTCAGGTGAAGGACGTGTTGCTGTACTTTCTCCAAGACAGTACTACGAACTAATCCAAGATGTATCTACCAATGCTCTAATCAACCGTGATGAAACTGGAGATGCACTTCAGTCTGGAAACGGAATCATCTCGATTGCTGGTATTAAGATCTACAAGTCGATGAACATTCCGTTCTTCGGTCAGTACGGTGTTAAGTATGGTGGAACTGCTGGTGCTACAGTACCTGGTACAACTGATCCTGGTAATACAGGTTCCTTTGTAAGTGAAGCTACTGCTGCTATGGACGCAAGTACAACTCCTAATGGTCAAAAGACTGTTAATGAGTATGGTGCTGCTACTGAGTTTGCTAATTCATGTGGACTTATATTCCAGAAAGAAGCTGTTGGTTGTGTAGAAGCAATCGGACCTCAAGTACAAGTTACTTCAGGTGACGTATCCGTGATTTATCAGGGTGACGTTATCCTTGGACGCTTGGCTATGGGTGCTGCTCCTCTTAACCCAGCTGCTGCTGTAGAACTGTTCGCAGGAACAGCTACTAAGCCATCTGCATTCGCTTAATTATTTACACAATGGGAGGCTTCGGTCTCCCTTTTTTTTTTACAAAATTTTTCATGGCTACCACAACAACTGAACTCGATACCGAATTATCCGCAGTCAATTCAATACTGGGAGCCATCGGTCAGTCACCAATAACCACCCTTAACTTTACAAATCCAGAAATATCATTTATATACAATATTCTTAATGAAGTAAATAAGGATGTACAGAATGAAGGTTGGCATTTTAATACTGAGAATCATATAAAAATTAGTCCAGATGCTAATAAGCATGTAACACTTCCTGTTAATACTCTTAGGTATGATCTAAATGGTGGACTATCTGACAAAACAAAAGATGTAGTAACTAGAAATGGAAGACTATATAATCTTGTAAATCATACAGATGAATTTGACAATGATGTCTACATAGATGCAGTAACTCTTTATCCATTTGCAGATATTCCAAATGTATTTCAAAGATACATAACCTATAGAGCAGCTGTAAGAGCAGCTACACAGCTTGTATCAAATCCTTCATTGGTACAACTACTACAACAAGATGAAGCTAAATCTAGAGCTTCATGTATTGATTATGAGTGTGACAAAGGAGATCCCTCATTCTTTGGTATTCCACATGAATCTGGATATAAATCTTATACACCATTCTCGGTACTTACTAGATAATGTCAAATGTAACACAAACAATACCATCTTATACAGGTGGTCTTTCTCAACAACCTGATGAAGTTAAAGTACCTGGTCAAGTTAATATAGCAAAGAATGTATTTCCAGATATCACAGAAGGTTTATCTAAAAGACCAGGAACTAGATTCATTAAACAATTAGATTCAGCAGGTGCTGCTACAGATTCTCAAGATCAAGGTAAATGGTTTCACTATTACAGAGATGAAACTGAACAATACTTAGGTCAGATCAGTAGAACAGGTGATATCAATATGTGGAAATGTAGTGATGGTAGTCCTGTTAATGTTATTTCAAGTGCAGATAGTTCTGCTATGGCTACTTATTTAACACACACTGATGATCAAGATATTCAAACTTTAACTTTAAATGATTATACCTATCTAACTAATCGTACTAAGCCTACTGCTATGTCTTCTACTACAGAAGCTGCTAGACCTCCAGAGGCATTTATAGAGTTAAAGAAAGTAGCCTATGCTAGTCAATATTCAGTTAACTTATTTGATACTACAGCTACAACTAATGTTACCACAGCTACCAGGGTATCAGCTGAATTAATTAATGGTGGAGTGGAACCACTGTTACCTAATGTAGGTACAAAAATATTTAATATTAATGGTATACCAGAAATACAAACAATAGATACTTCAGGTGGTTCTATTAACAGTCGTACTGATGGTTGGTATACGATAAGTGATGGTACAACAACTCTTGAAAAGTATATTGATTTTGATATTAATCTAGGAAACGTAGGTAATACTGATGAATATTATAGAACAGAATTAATTGCTTCAGCGTTCAGACAAGATCATGAGTATCACAAATTAAAATTTACAATTGGAACTATTGCAGAAAAACAGAATATTTACGACACTATTGATTATGGATCTTCATTAAGATTAGTTTTCAAAAAAGGTGGTGTTCAAAATACTCTGGCTACAATAAAGAAATTAGATGCTTCAGGAGGCTCAGTTACTGAAACATATACAGCAGTGGAGACTGTTGCTGGAAGTAATAGTAGTGATAATTCTAAAGAAAACTTATATTTCCGTGTAACAGTAACAGGTCAAGCTGTGCCACATCAAAAAGATGACACACCTTCATATTATGGACGCTATCAAACCGTCATAGACCTACTACATGGTGGAGAAGGTTGGACACAAGGACAAGTTATTGAAGTTGGTTTTAAAAGTTGTAGTGTACAAATAACAATTGATGAAGTTAGTACTTCTAAAGTACAAGCCAACCTTGGTTTAATACGACCTATACCTACTTCATTTGATGCTAAAACAGTTGTAACAGCTGAAAGTATATTAGGTGCTATTAGGACAGATATTGTAGCTACTGGAAACTTTACTGATGCTAATGTACAACAAATAGGTAATGGTCTTTATATTACTAGATCATCAGGATCATTCAATCTATCTTCACCTGTAGGAGAATTACTAAATGTATTAACTGAATCAGTTAAAGATATAGCTGACTTGCCTAATGTATGTAAACATGGTTATGTAGTTAAAGTAGCTAACAGTGACGCTGAAGAAGATGACTACTACGTTAAATTCTTTGGACATAACGATAGAGATGGTGAAGGTGTATGGGAAGAATGTGCTAAACCAGGAACTAATGTTGCATTTGATGCAGGTACTATGCCATTAGTACTTATAAGATCCGCTAATGGTTCGTTTTTATTAACTGAATTAGATGGGGTAACCAATCAGGTACCAGGAAACGAAATCACATCAATGCCTATTAGTACTCTTACTCAAAGTACTGGGGTTGTAACTATCAATAACCATGGTTTTACTGATAATGAAGAAGTTTATTATTTCGATGGTGGAAGTATTGGGATTAAACTTAACATGAATGGATCAAACCCTGAAAACGATGTAGATAATGGTGAGAAGTTATACATAGATTTAATAGATGTTAATAGTTTTAAACTAACTGATTCAAGTAATGGTACAGGTTATACAAAGTTTCAAAATGCAGGTAATAATGCTCAGTACTTATCAAATAGTGTAGCTACGGTTGTAGCTCCTCAATGGGATAACGCACAAGTAGGAGATACAAGTGTTGATGGTACTAACCCTCAACCTAGTTTCATTGGTAAGACAATTAATAAGATGATGTTCTTTAGGAACAGATTTGTCTTTTTAAGTGATGAAAATGTAATCATGTCTAGACCTGGAGACTTTACTAATTTCTGGGCTAAATCTGCAATACAGTTTACAGCTACTGATCCAATTGATATATCTTGTAGTTCTGAATATCCCGCTATTATTTTTGATGGTATCCAAGTTAATAGTGGTCTAGTTTTATTCACTAAGAATCAACAATTCATGTTGACTACAGATAGTGATGTACTAAGTCCTCTAACAGCTAAGATAAACTTCATATCAGCTTATAACTTTAACCATAATACTAATCCATTTTCACTTGGTACTACTATTGGTTTTATAGATAATGTAGGGCAACATAGTAGATTGATGGAGATGGCTAGGGTTCTTAGAGAAGGTGAACCTGATGTTATTGAACAAAGTAAAGTTGTCAGTGAGTTACTAGATAAAGATTTAAATATAGTTTCAACTTCTAAAGAAAATGGTTTTGTAGCATTAAGTGAAAAAGATAAAACAACTTTATACTGCTATAAGTTTTTCAATACTTCAGATAAGCGAGTACATCAAGCTTGGTTTACATGGACATTCCCTTGGGACATACAGTATCATTTTATTATAGATGATTCATTGTATATAGTTTCAGATGATGATGGTAAATGTATGTTTATAAAGCTTGATCTTAAATTACATTCTGATACTTTACAAACCTATACTGGTACATCTACTGATAAGGAGAATATACATCCAGTCTATTTAGATTGTGCTACAGAAGTTGCTAATAATGATTACTTTCCAAATACTCCAGATGCAACAGGAAAATCTTGGACTAGAGTAAATAATGGTAATGCAACAACTATTATTAACTATACAAACCATGGTTATACTGCAGGACAATTAGTTAGAGTATCTTTAGGTACTACTGTAGATTTAGCTGTAAGTGCAAATAACTTAACTGCTAACTCATTCCAAGTTACTGGTGGAAATTTATACATTGGTACATCTGGTACAACAGATGTTACTGGTCAAGTTACTTCATACAACGCTTCTACCAATAAAACCACATTCCCATTACCTTCTAATTGGTGGACTACTGAGGCAGCAGGTGGTGATATGGTTTTATATGAGACTGGTGGTACTGATCCAGTTGGTCGTTATGCAGAAGTTACGATTAATGGTAGTAATGTTGAAGTAGTTGGAGATTGGTCTAGTACTACAGTTGTACTTGGTATTCTATATGAAATGGAAGTTGAATTCCCTACGATATATTTAACAAGTGTACAAGGAGATACAGTTAGATCTGATACTAGAAGTTCATTAGTACTTCATCGTAATAAAATAAATTTAGGTGCATCTGGTTTATTCCAAACAATTCTTAAAAGAAAAGGAAAAGCTACATACACTGAAGATTATGAAGCAATCATATCTGATTACTCTGAGTCTAATGAACTACCTACGCAACAATTACAAACAAGAGTTATACCTATATACGATAGAAATATAAATACAACACTTACCCTTAAATCGACACACCCTACACCATTAACATTATATTCAATGACATGGGAAGGGAACTATACAAATAAGTTTTATTCGAGTGTCTAATTTTATTCACCCAATCACACTGGAGGCTGCCAAAAAGGTGGCCTCTAATTTACGTCCAGAAGACCGTAGAGAGGTCGAAGAAGGACATGGTGTAGATTCTACAGAAGCATTATTAGATGCTGTTCAGAAGCCCTCCTGTGTCTATTTCACAGTGCCTAACGGCAAGACTGCTGGAATGGCTGGAGTAGATCCTGGGGGTCAAATCTGGATGCTATGTACACCCGCTATCCTTGAATACCCAATGACCTTTGTAAGGGAAGCAAAGCGTTATGTGGAAAGACAACCTGATAAGTTGCTGTGGAACGTTGTTGATAAACGCAACGCCGTCCATTTAAAGCTACTTAAATTCCTTGGATTCAAGTTCTTACGTGAAGTAGAATTCGGACCAAACAAATTATCCTTTATTGAGTTTTGCCGTGTGCTTAGGAGCCCAAGCCAGAGCAGCAAATGAAACTGCTCGAAGAAATTATGAATACAGTCTTCAAAAAAGAGAAAAAAGTTGGATGCAAACCCTTAGTGTTACTAACACTGAGCGTGTTATGCATGAGCAAGGCATTGATGCTAGTAACATAGGTTTATCACAAGTTTATGGTGATATACAAGCTAAGTTTGGTGATCAAATAGGCCAAGCTTTACAAGAAGATGAAGCTAACTGGAAGAAATTTTTACAAGATAACACTGGTGGTAAGATGGCTGCTAGTGGTCAAACAGGTCGATCCGCTGCTAGAATTGGTACGATTGAATTAGGTGAATACTTAGCTAAAGGTTCACGTAAAGCTTACGAACTAACAGAAGGTAAGCAAGAACTAGATAAAGCTGGTAGAAAAGCTGCTGGTATGGCACGTGCTGAACAGATGCAAAGTTTTGCTCAGAATGCTATGATCAAGAGCCCAGGTCTTGCACCGCCTAAACCTGTATATCAGAATGTAGGAGCTGCAGCATTTATGGATGCTTTAAGTATAGCTAGTTCTGTTGCAGGAATTGGTGCTAGTGTAGCAACTATGAGTGATCGCCGTCTTAAAGAAAACATTCAGAAAATAGGTGAATCTATATCTGGTTTAGGTATTTACAAATTCAATTATATCGGTAAAGCTAAACAATACATAGGAGCTATGGCTGATGAAGTAATGAAAGTAGTACCAGAAGCTGCTGTATTACGTCCAGATGGTTTCTATGGTGTTAATTATAACCTAATTGACGTTACATTTAAAGAGGTTTAAACAATGACAAATTCTTATAATCCTATTGCACTTAAACCTATTGATTATGCAACACCTTTGCAGAATGTTTATGCTGAACAATCAGCAGCGTTAGATAGGTATCATGCTCAATTAAAAGAAAGAGATAGACAAAAAGAAGCTGCTACTTTAAATTTACCTGAAATATTTAGTAAGTTAGCTTCTTTTTCACAAAGCATAGCAGCAGCAAAACAAGCCCATGATACAGGTAAGGCTGAAAAAACAGCCGCAGATAATGCTGAAATTGAATGGAAACGTGCAGAAACTAAAGTCGATGATGAAAGAATTAATAAAGCTGTAGAAAAATTAAAAGATTCTCAATATTTAAAAAAAGATCTAGATAAATTTAAAGCAGAAGTTGAGAAATTAATAATTTCAGGAGATTTAGATCGTAATGAAGGTGACTATGTAATATCTTTACATGGTGGTAAATTTTTAAAAGAACAAGAGTTTATAGGATATCAAAAAACAAAAGATATGTTACCTGCGTTTAGAACTTA